AGAGTCGGACCTGGCTCCAATTGGTATGAATCTGCTACGGCGGGCACCTCATACCGGACGCGTTCGGTGAGCGTAAGAATTTACCGAAGAAATAAAACAACTTAATATCTTTAAGCGCTTAAAGAGAGACTCACTTAATTTCTCTTTTTTCTTTAATTACAATGGCTTCTGTTTGGTCTGCAAATCCTGGTGTGCCGCCGAATACTACTCTGACGGCAACAGGTAATATTAACAAGACTCCTGGTCTTGGTCTTACTGATAACATTACTGATTACAACAGTAAGTATGCTACTTATCTCAAGCTGTTTACCGGCGAGATGATTAAAGCATACGAAAGTGCTACGATTGCTAAAGGCACCGTGATGAACCGTGCTCTGCGCAACGGTCGTTCGGCTCAGTTCATCTACACTGGTCGTATGGATGCTGCTTATCACCAACCTGGCACTCCAATTCTGGGTACTTCCAACCCTCCCGTGGCTGAAAAGACAATCGTCATGGACGACCTGCTGATCTCCAGCGCCTTCGTGTATGACCTTGATGAGACTCTGGCTCACTACAGCCTGCGTTCGGAAATCTCTGCTAAGATCGGTCATGCTCTGGCTGAAGCTTATGACAAGAAGATCTTCCGTGTGATCGCTAAGGCTGCACGTCAAGCTCATCCTATCTCTGCCGCTCCTGGTCCTGAGCCTGGTGGTAGCCAGATCCAACTTGGTTCTGGTAAGGAGTACGACGCTCAAGCACTGGTGGATGCCTTCTTCGAAGCTGCCTCCATCATGGATGAAAAGAACGTGCCCAAAACGGGTCGTAACGCTGTCCTCAGCCCACGTCAATACTACGCTCTGATCTCTCAGGTTGATACCAACATTCTGAACCGTGACTACGGTAACAATGCTGGTAGTGTTCAGTCTGGTGAAGGTCTCTATGAGATTGCTGGTATCAAGATTTGGCGTTCCAACAACCTGCCCTTCATGGTTCCTGGTACCGTGGCTCGTGTGCCTGGTGAGAACAATGATTATGGTGGTGACTTCTCCACCTCCTGTGGTCTTATCTATGCTAAGGAAGCAGCTGGTGTTGTGGAAGCTATCGGTCCTCAGATTCAGACCACTGGTTCTGATGTGAAGACCATGTATCAGGGTGACATCATCGTTGGTCGTATGGCTATGGGTGCTGACTGGGTGAACCCGGCTGCTGCTATTGAGCTGCTGGCTGGTTGATAACGGAGGTACTATTATGTCCTACGTTCCTGGTTCTAGTGTGATTGTACGTATCATCAGCCCCAATGGCATTGGTTTGGTTGGCTCTGACACCTTGAACCCGCCTACTCGAGTTGAGTATGGTCGGTCTATGGGTGCAGCGGCTAACATTAAGACCGACGATGCTGATGGTAAACTTCCTTATGCTGTCTGATTAAATTATGGCTAATCTTTCTACTGCTGCTGGTAACAACGGTGTTGCCGGCACCTATAACCCCGCAACCCGCACTGTATCTGGTGCTTACGGTACCACTTATTCTGATAATGGTAACCTGGCTGTGTCGGATAACCATGCTGTTCGTCGTTCCGTGTCTAAGACCGCTAGTGGTTATGGCTCGGCTGTTAACGCTTCGAACGTCTATTCTGAAACTCAAGGTATGCGCTTTGCTTACTCTGGTGTGGAGTCTGATACTCCTGCACTGGATGCAACTCGCGTTGCTGCCTGATTAATTCACTCTTTGGGGAGGGCTTCACGGCTCTCCCTTTTTTTTAACTAATATGTAACATATTGTTATGCCCTATCCTTCAACTGGCTCTAAAACTGAGCTACAAGCTATCAACCAAATTTTGGCGTCAGTTGGTCAAGCGCCTGTCACCACCCTTGATACCGAGACCCTGACTCATGGTAATGGTCAGACTGTAACTGTAGTAACCAATCCGGACATTGCGATTGCTTATGATACTCTCCAAGAGGTATCACGGGAAGTGCAGGCAGAAGGCTGGTCTTTTAACAAAGAATACGATTACCTTTTGAATCCTGATTCTACCACTAAGTATATTAACTATCCACTCAATGCTCTTCAGGTAGACCTATCTAATAATCCTAAGTATGCTACTGCTTATGCTTATCGGGATGTAGTACGTCGTAATGATCGACTGTACGACAAGATTAATAAGACTGATACTTGGGACGATCCTATCTATTGTGATATCTTGTGGTGGCGTCCATGGACTGACCTCCCTGCTGCTGTTCAAGATTACATCACAGCACGTGCTGCTTCTATCTTTGCCAGTCGAATCATTGGTGATCCTACCCAATATCAAATCCTTCAACAGAAGGAAGCATATACACGAGCTATGGCTCTTGAGTATGAATGTAATCAAGGAGACTACAGTTTCTTTGGTGCTCCTAGGGAAGGCACTGCTTATCAAAGCTATCAACCATTTAAAACTTTGCAGAGGTACTGATGGCAGTAGTTACTCAACAAATACCTACATTTCTTGGTGGTGTTAGTCGTCAACAAGATACAAAGAAAAGTCCTGGTCAGTTAACTGAGATTATTAATGCTTTTCCTGATCCAGCATTCGGTCTTATTAAAAGAAATGGTAATCAGTTCTTGTATGAACTTGAAGACTTTAACGGTATAACTAATCTATTTGATGATGGTTTTTGGTTTTCCATTAACCGTGATAATGATGAAAGCTACCTTGGTGTAATTACTAACGCTGGTGATATTAGGATTTGGAATATCATTCCTACGTTGGTTGGTAATACTTTTACCTACACTGAATGTACTGTAACTGGTAAAACTGATGCTGATGTCATCTCATATCTGACATCTTCTAACTCTGCAGAAACCATTGAAAAAGTCACGTACCTTGATCAGACATATCTGATTAATAAGGGAAAGACTGTAGAAATGCAGCCTAAAACTAGCTATGAGTTAGGTGTACGCGGTACAGTTATTATTGCAGAACTTGGTCAAGGTGACTATACTGTCTTTTTGGATGGTAATGACTATGTCCATACTGCTAGTTCTAGTGATACAGCTGAACATATCCTTACGCAAATTAAAGACGATATTGTTGCAGCAAATCTTGGCTTTACTGTGACTGTCTATGGCAGTTCAATGGAAATCACCAAAGCTACTGCTTTTACTCTTGAAGTTAAAGGTGGTGACAGCGGTCTTGCTTTGACCTCCTATCAGGATGAAGTAACAACACCTTCACGCCTTGCTGCTTCTACTGTCGATGGTCGTAGGGTTAAAATCATTAACTCTATTGATGATCGTAACTCTTACTTTGTTAAGTTCATTGGTGTTGCTAATTCTTCAACTGATGCTGGTACTGGTTATTGGCAGGAAGATTTAGGTTGGGATGAAGATGAAGATAATCCTGGTGACTATCTTCTGGCTAGTGCTGGTTTTCTAGCCACTACAATGCCCTATAAACTTACCAATACTGCTAAGAATACCTTTACTATTAGTTCTGAAGATTGGGCACCACGTGCTACAGGTAATGATTTTGGTAATCCAGTACCTTCCTTTGTTGGTAAGCAAATTAAGTATGGCGTACTGAATAGTAATCGTCTTGCATTCCTTGGATCTGATTCAATTGTACTGAGTACAGCAAAAGACTTATCTAGCTTCTTCTATACCAGTGCTCAAACTATTACAGCTGCTGACCCTATTGATGTAGACGTTCCTAGCTTCCGTGTCGGTACTCTGCACTCTGCTATTGCCAAACCTCAAGGTTTGATTCTGTTCACTCAGTTTGAACAGTTCCTGCTGTACTCTGAGAATGGTAACCTTACTCCGTTTGATTCGGTAATACGTACCATTGGTCAGTATGAGAATGCTCCAGACGTACCTATTCGTGACGTAGGTCCATATGTTTCATTCATTTCTCGAACACCTATCAATGGTAAGGTGTTTGGTATGCAACCAAGAGGTGGTAATGAAACACCAAATACCTCAGAAATCAGTCAGATTGTAACTGGTTATATCCCTAATGATATTAACAAACTAACTACTGATCCACAAAACTCGTTGATGGCTGTTTACAGTTCAGCTAATGAGTCCATTTATATGTACAAGTTCTACAGCAACGGTGAAGAACAGTTGATGCAGGCTTGGTTTAAATGGCAAGTAGTTGGTTCTGTTCAGTTTATGGAAATCATTCAGAATATCTTGGTACTTGTTACTGAGTCTGAAGATCGTTATAACCTGTCTATTATTAGTCTTGTACAAGATCCGTATCCTCTTGCGCAACGGTTCCCAGAAGGTCAACCAGATGTAACTAACATCACTGTTAGTAATGCACGACTAGATTTTACCTATGTACCTGTTCAGTACGGTACTATTACCTACGACTCTCTTACTAATAAGTCAACTCTCCCTGCAGCTTACCCACATATTTCTGGTAAACGTGCTGTTGCTGTACGAATTCCAGAAGTTAGTGTTTCTGCACCTCTAAAACTTAGTGACCTACCTAAATTGTTCATCACAAGTGCTGGGTCTAACTTGCTTAATGCTGGTGTGATTTATGAAATTGATGAAACCGATTGGTCAGTGCAAGGTGATATCACAAAGAACGATGATGGTACTGATAACCCTAACATTGAATCCCAACTTGTTGTGGGATATGTCTTTGACTATGAAGTAGAGTTTCCAACTTATTACTTTAATCAAGGTCAATCAATTGATTGGAGTGCAATCCTAACCATTGCACGTATGAAGTTTAATGTTGGTCTTAGTGGTTTCCTTGAGTTTTATCTTAAGAGATACGGTGCAACGGAGTGGAACCTTGTACAACCAGTGATTCAAGCTGATTACTATATAGCTAATAGTGTTCCTCTAAATAAAGATACTGTGTTTACCGTGCCTATTCATCAACGTAATACTAACTATCAACTTAAACTAAAAAGTACATCACCTTTCCCTGTAACATTGACAAATATGACGTGGGAAGGTAATTATTCTACACGTTATATTAGGAGGGCTTAGATATGGTATGGGCACAAATAGCCGATGCAGCTGTCAACTTTACTTTTGGAGCATTAGGTGCAGATGCACAGAATAAAGCTGCTGAAGAGCAAGCTAAGGCTGCTACTGCTGCAGCAAAGCAAGTTAGAGGATACCAGAACGAAATGGGAAGACGTGATCGTCAGTTCCTAAAGGACGGTATCAAGATTCAAAAAGGTAATATTCGTGAAGAGTATGCCTACAGGGATCAGACTGCTATGGATTCCTGGCGATACCAAATGGGTATCAATGCATTTAATTATGCTCAGGAACAACGAGCTTATGAGCTTCGCCAAAAGACAGCTATACAGCAACTAGATTTTAATAATCTATCTCTTGATTTCTCCATGCAGGATACTGCACGTTGGGAACAAGAACAGAATCTCCAACTAGATTTCCAAGAGAAGTCTACAATGATGGAGTATCAGTATGCTCAACGTGGTCTTCAACTAGACTTTGCAGCAGCTGATGTTGCACGACAACAGACATTGGCTAGTGGTCAGATTCAACAACAGCAAGCATATGTCCAAGGATTGAAAGCAGCTGGTCAAGCCATTGCAGGTAGTGCTGCTGGTGTTACTGCTGAAAAGATGGCAGCAGCTTCTATTGCAGAAACTGGTCTTGCTACATCACAGATTATTCAAAACGTGATGAATGCTGAACAGAACTTTGGTCTTACCTCAGCACAAATTGGAACTAAACTTGAGCAACTCAATGATACGTTCTACCTGTCTAAAGCACAGCTTGCTGCTTCTAGGTTGAGTCTTGATATGCAAGCTCAAGCTATCCGTCGTGATACCTTGTTGCAGAAGTTTCAAGCTGACCTCAGCGCTATTACTAGTATTGGTTTGGAACCTGCTATCCCACCTGCTCTGCCTGCTCCTAGACCTCTACCGCTTCCGACCCTACAGAAACCTGCCAAGTGGATTCCTCTGCCGAAGGTTACAGAAGTTAAAGCTCAAACAACTAACCCATTCCTGGCTGGTCTTCAAGCTGCTAGTAAAAGTGTATTAGGTAGCATTAAAGCTTCAGGTAAGAAACCTTCAGGTGGTGGTAGTTCGTCTTCTCTTGCTGTAGGAGGTAATGCAAGCACTAACTATGGTGGTGCTGTTCAGCAGCTTCAAGGAAGCAGTATTGATGGTAATTATTTTTAATAACTATGGCATCTTTTAAATCATACGCTTCTCCGGGAGGTTTCAAACCGATTCAAGCTCCAGATGTAGCAAGGATGGTTGAGGAGAAAGCACAGCAACAGTCCAACTATCTGCAGCAGGCTGCTCAATATAACATCTCACAACGTGAACGCATTGGTAATGCTATTCAAGTTAACAATGAATTAGAGTTTAAGAATCGTCAGCAGATCTTCGACATGGAGACTCGCAATCTTGATGCGATTCAAAACCAAGTCATGGGTAACTACAATGCTACCATTGCCAATGCCCAAACAGCAGCAAAACAAGAGCTTAATACACTCAACGCTCTTGCTACTTTTTCTCAAGCTGCCTTCCAAACAGTTAGTGCTATTCAGAAAAAGATTGAGGATGGTAAGAAGCAAGCTGTAAATGATACTATTTATGCTACAGGTATTAGTTCCAAAGAAATGTTGGAACTAGCTAAGCTTGACAAAAACTTTAACGATCAAACTTACTTTGAAAACGATGCTATACGTAGCATTGTTGATAGGACTGGAGCATCTATTCAACAAGTACGATTCCTTGTTCAGAACAGTAATGCTAAATACTGGAATGAATCAACAGCTCTAGCTGAGCAACGTGGTTTTGAACAAGCTGCCTACATTCAATCTAACTACGATACTCCAGTCAACATTGGTAACGGTGAAACTGCTACCCTTGCTTCGACTGAAGGTAGGGATCCTAATAAGTTTAATCTTGTTTTTAATCAACTGCGTAGGCAGTACGACCAAGAAAATCCTACACAACTAAGTACCACAGTACTAGCAGCTAAGACAAATCCTACTGTTAAAGCTCTTCAAAACTCCTTACTGCAATCTAGTAATGCCCAATATCGGCAGAATGCTAAGAATGCTGCACAAGAAGCTATTGACACTAGTATTCGTGAAACACTGAAAGGTGGTGCTCAACCTGTTCTTGCTACACTTAATAACTTAAGAGGAGCACAAAGGTCTGCATATCTTTCTGATGTGTATCGTGTTATTGCTAGAGGTGCTGAATCTGATAAGCGTGAGTACTACCAATCTATCTGGCAAGATCTAATTACATCAAACATCAACTTCAATGGTAAGGAGATGTCTTTTGCTGAGCTGCAAGGTGGTACTGAAGCATTCAGAGCAGTTAATGACGCATTCTACCAAGGTCGTGCTAGAGTCATTCGTGAGTTTAATCAAGAACAGACTGAACGTCTCATGGATCGTGAGATGACAGCACGCACTCTTTTGGATGAAATGAAAAACCAAGGGATTGATGCTACAGATGCTGACATTGATGCAATTGAAGCAAGGCTAGATGAAATTGCTCCAGGCTATGATAGTGCAATGCTGGAGAACTATAAGCGTAACAATACCAGCAATGCTAGGTTTCGTATTCAAAAGACTAAGGAACTCCAAGACCTTGCAGACCGTGGTCTTTTGACTGAAGAACGGTTAGATATGCTTGGCCTACCTAACTCCGTTACGCAACCATTCCGAACATTAGCTAAGCAGACATCTGCTGATCGTAAGGAGAATGATGACTTCAAACCTCAAATGGAAGCCATTAAAAACCTTGTCAGATCTCCTGCTCAGATTCAAACTAAAATAGCTGGTCTTTACGACTGGACTGTACCTCTAAAAGAGCAGCAGCTTCAGAATAAATTTTTAACTAAATATGCTGAGCTTAAAACTGGTGGTGACCCTAATGCTGTAGCCAATGCTCTATCATTTGTTCAGCAAGAGTTTGCACAAGAAATAGCTAACTCTAAAACATTTAGTCTTGGTAGTTATTCTGAGTTTCAGAACCTTAAATCCATGTCCAGTGCTGGTCAATCAGCAGCTCGTAGGAACTGGATTGAATCTAGTATTGCAAGACTTGGTAGTAAGACTTTGGACAGTAACGGTTCTATCTTCACTATTTCTGAACTCAACCAACAACAGGAAGACATGATGAAGCCTGGATACAAGATGGATCCTATGGCTGCATATGTCGGTCAGTTGTTTGGTATTGATCCACTTGCTGTAATTAATCGTCAACGATTGGCTGCAGGTATGGAAGCACTACAACTTCCTGAGTCTACCATGAGTTTTTCCAATACTGTTAATCCAGCACTGAAGCGGATGCTTGATAGTTATCAGACTCCACAAACCTCTACCCGAGCCATGATTTCTACTCGTACCTTTAATCCCACCTTGGTACCTAAAGGTTATGGTTCTCTTGTCGTTCAAGCTGCTCAAAATGCAAACATCAATCCAATCTATGTGGCAGCATTTGCTGAGGCTGAAAATGGTAGCTGGGACACTAACGCTTTTTCCATGGGAGGGTCTGCAGCTGGTGTAGGTTTGATGCAATTGAATCAAGCTTACTTTGGCTCTGAACAACAGCTTCAAGATCCTGCTTATAATCTTAATACTGGTGCTCAAGAACTTGCAAGACTTGCAGGTAATTATTCTAATTGGAGAGACATTATCTATGCATGGAACATGGGTGAGACTGGCTTTGCCAATTGGGTAGCTGCTGGTCGTCCTGATACTGCACAAGCTGGTTATGCTGCTGGACTATACGAAAGGTTTGAGAAAGCACGTGCTAAGTACGGTGATGTGTCAGCACTTCAAAGCCGTGGTACAATGCGTAATAGCTTTGTTGTTCGGCAGTACGTTAGTGGTGACCCTGCTATCCAAGGCATGAACACTGGTTCTGTTATTTATGATCCAATTGGTCATGGTGGACAAGCTTATCATAACCACTACGAATTTGCAACTAAAGAGCAAGCTGCAGCTGCTAAAAAGTTGTATGAATCCAAAGGTTATCGAGTAACATCTTATATTAGGCCTGGTGATTCTGGAGCACATGGTGGAGGTTACGCTATTGATGTAGCACCTTCTATTGATCTTCCATATAATGAAGAAGCAGAAGCACGCTGGTCTGCAGAAGCTAATGCCGTAATTGGCTACAACCCATTACAACGATGAATGAAGAATAGCTACTGTTTGGTACCCTAACGATTATAAAAAATGACAGATCCAATGCAAGAGATCTTGTACGGTACGCCGGATCTGACTCCTGAGGAGGAGCAGCAAATCATGCTGCAAGCTGAGCAATCTGCTCAAGATATGCAAGTAATGGAGAGTATGGCTCAACAGCAAGCTCTTCAACCTGAAACTGCTCCTACCACAGAAAGTCAACAAGTATCTCAACAACCCGCTCAACCTACGGGCACTGAGCAAGCACCTCCCGAAGAGGAAGGTGATCGGAACATTTTTCAACAAGCATTTGATGTATTGGCATCACCTGGACAAGGTGTCAATGATTTCTTTGTTGATTCTATTAATATTCTTCCAGGTGTTGAATTAAAGAAACGTCCAAAGTTTGAGAATGATGTTACTCAATCTATTCGAGAAATCAGTAGCATTGTTCTACCTACTGTCTTCCTTACAAAAGGAGCAACTGGTGTTGCTAATGTGGGTGCTAGTGCCAGTCGTGTGAAGATGCTTTCTGACCCACTTGTTAAGTTTTTGGGGGAGAAGTCACTAGCTGCTGGTATTGGTGCTGGTGTTGATTATGTTGTCGAACTAAATCAAACTGACGATAACCTTACTGGTACACTTAAGAAGAACTTTCCAGCTACCTTTGGTTGGATTCCTGATAATGTAGCTACACTTGACTCTGATAGTCCTGATGTCAAACGACTGAAGAATGTTAACGAAGGTTTAGGTCTTGGCCTCTTTGTTGATATTGTTGAAGGCATGGCTAAAGTAGTCAAAGGTATTCGTGGTATTAATCGTGCTACACAATGGGTACCAGAGTCTGAGAAGGCCAAGAACTGGTTCAAAAAGAACGCTGCTACTGAGACCACTGATGACATCGAAGAGGCTATTGCAGAGTCTTCTGCACGTCGCTCAGACGCTTTAGACGAACTAGGTGAGTATAACTTCTCCAAGAATCAAAACCTTGATGAACCGATGCTTGGTGTACATGACCTCTATGGTTATGAAGAATCAGGTGTTCGTTCAGTTGATGACCTTGGTGCTGTTGGTGCTAGTGTTGACTATGCACGGATTGCTAACAACATAGATAGTTCTTATGGTCGAGTAGGTAGTGTCGTTTCCGAACCAGCCCTTAAGTATGGTCTTGAGGTTTCTGGTGGTCAGGAAGCTGTTATCCGTGGTATTGCTGAACAGCTGCAAGATGCTGGTGAATATGGTTACAAGACAGCATCTGGTAAATACCTTAGTTTTAAAGAAATCAGTGATGCTGGTGAAGCACTAGCTATGGATTTCTATCGGATGGATACTCCACAACTTAAGGAAGCTATTAAGAAATGGCAAGGTATGGATGTAGATACTGGTGCTCCAGTTCTTAAATCCGAAGCTTACGCTGGTGTCTTTAAGACTATCAAAAAGTTGATGGATGATTACGTCAACATGGATGTCATGAAAGCTCAGGCATATGTTGGTGCATCCTTTGCTGGACAAGTCTCTGATATGGCACAAGGTGTTAGATTGATGGACGGCACCGCTGCTGTTGATCGTGCTCAGGAACAGATTCTTGATCGTCTTGAATATCTGATGGCACAGAAAGGTATGACTTCGTATTCACGTGGTCGTGCTCTTAATATGCTTAACCTTTGGAATCGTATGACAGTCAAAGGTAGTGATGCGTCTAATGCTGCATATGCAAAACGTGTTCAAAACACCCTCAAGAATGAAAAGAATTCTACTCTCAAAGCTATTGAACGTATTAAAGCTGAATCTAAGCAAACCATCAATACTCTTCGTGAAGTAAAGGCTGAACGTCCAGAACTTCTAGCTCCATTGATGATGGCATATGAGTTGACTGATGGTAATGTAGATACTATTACAAGGCTTAATAACTACGTCCGTAACTCTACAAGTGTCTTTAGTAAAGCATTAGTTGATGGACAACCAGATATTCCTTCAGTTGTAATGAAGGGTTTCTATTCAAACCTGTATAACTCAACTCTTTCTGCCTTTGGTACACCAATTAAAGCAGGTCTTTCTAACGCTGCTCTTTTAGCTGAACGACCAATTTCTCAGGCAGCTGGTGCTATTATTAACGGAGATGTTAAAACCTTACGTCGTGGTTGGTATCAGTACTCTGCAGCTTGGGAGACCTTAACTAAAGGCTTTGGATACATGAATCAGGTCTTCAAACGTTCTGCTAGTGATCCGTTTGTTATGACCCTTCGTGAAGATGCAGGCATAGCAGATGAAAGACAACTTCAAATCTTAAGATCTATTGCTGATGCTGCAGCTCAACGAGACGAGTATGGTCCTCAAGTCATGATGTCACTTATAGAAGAGCAGAATGATTTAGCTATGCACCCATGGCTACGTTTTGGTCAACGTGGTATGCAGGCATTTGATGGATTTACTCAAGCTGTTATTGGTAACTGGGAAGCACGTGGTCGTGCATGGGATGAAGTAACAAGTGGTGGGGCTAAAGCTCTAGACTCTGAATCAGCTGATATGTTGGCTAAGAAAGTCTACAGTGAGATGTTTGATGAAAATGATAACATCACAGATGCTGCAGTACGGTTTACATCCGGTGAAATCTCTATGAGTTTGGACAATCCAGCAAACGATGCTTTGTCTAGCCTCATTCGTACTGCTCCTATCCTTAAGCCATTCCTTCTCTTTACTAAGACTCCCCTGAATATGGCTGCCTATTTCGGTACCCATAATCCTGCTGGTGCTTTTATTGATAAGCTTAACGCTTTTGATAAATCATTTGGTGAGATGTCTGGTCAGCAAGTAGAGCAACTATTATCTTCACGTGGTATTGATTATACCATGGAGAACATTGAAAGCGTCTATAACACTGAAAGGGCTATTCTTAAAGGTCGTAAAGCTATTGGAACTGTGAGTGTGGCGGGTGCTGTTGGCCTCTTCATGACTGATAACATCACTGGTGATGGTCTTTACGATAAAGAGAAGCAACGTGTACGTCGTGATGCTAATTGGCAGAAACGTTCCATTCGTCTTCCTGGTGGTAATTGGGTGAGCTATGATGGTATCCCTGGTGTCTCTGATTGGTTAGCTTTGACTGTTAACATCATGGATAACTTTGATAGCCTTAACTCTGCAGAAATTGCTGAGAATCTTCGTGCTGCTGGCTTTGTTCTTAGTGCTACTATTGCTGATAAGTCTATGTTGGCTGCTCTTGAACCACTCAATGATGTTATTTCTGGTGATGTGGGTGCTATTAATCGTTGGACATCTTCTTTTGCAACAGCTGCAGTTACTCCCGGTTCTAGTTTGATGGCTGAGTTTGGTCGTCTTATTACAGCTAACAAGAAAGAACTTGAGAATAACTTCTTTGACCTTGTATCTAACCGTAATCCTTTGTTGAAACAGTCTTTGCCTGATGCATATGACTGGATTGATGGTGGTAAGGTTGGTGAACCTGCTAATTTCTTTGCACGTGTTTGGAATACTTATCTTCCTTGGAAGGTAAATGGTGAGATTTCTCCAGAGAAACAATTCCTTATTGATATTGAATACGAATCTCGTCCTAGTCTTCGTACCAATGGACGTGGTGTTGATTATACCAACGAGGAACGTTCAGAAGTCATGAGCATCATGGGTCAGCAAGGGTTTTTTAAGCAAGCTATTCAACAAGTCATGCAATCTAAAGAAGCTAAGGAGTTCCGTAAAGAGTTTAAAAATGCACGTAATCAAAGACTTAATCCTGAAGTAGATACTTACAAAGGTATTCATATGATGCTTGACCAAGCGTTGCGTTCTTCAATGCGTATGGCTGAGGCATATGTTTCTAACCGGGATGGTATCCAACAGAAGGTATATCAACAGCAAACTCTTCAAAACTTCCTTCAGATTGGTGATGATGAAGGTGCAGCTAACTTCCTCAAAGACTTTAAAAAGACCTATTCTTACTAATAACTAGCTATGGCTACAACTGTAGACTCTCAAACTACTACAGGCACTGCTCAATATACATTTAGTTTTCCGTATCTTGAGCAATCAGATGTAGTAATTACTGTAAATGGTGCAGCACAGACTCTTGGCACAGCTTATGTGTTTACTGCCACTAATCAAGTCACCTTTCAACCTGGATTTATTCCTATTGCAGGATTGCCGATTATCTTTACCCGTCAAACTTCTGCAGAAACTTTGCCTGTTGATTTCTCCTCAGGTACTTCATTACGTGCTGTTGACCTAAATTCAAACTTTAAACAAAACTTATATATTGCTCAAGAAACTCAGAACCTAACTGTTGAGGCATCATCTGGTGCTTTGGCTGATGGTTCTATTACCACAGCTAAAATTGCTACAGGTGCAGTAACTTCAGCTAAGATTGCTACAGGCACAATTGTCAATGATGATGTGAATGCAAGTGCTGCTATTGTTTATAGCAAGCTAGCTCTTGGTAATAGTATTATTAATACTGACATTAGTAGTTCTACCACGATTACTGGCACCAAAATTCAGCAAGGAAACACTACCACACGTGGTACGGTTCAACTCTATGATGCAGCCGATAGTACCAGCACAACACTAGCTGTAACTGCTAATGCATTGAAAACTGTTAAGGATACGTTGACCACTAGTATTAATAGTATTGATGCTACTCAACCGTTCACTAGACGCAGTATAAATGCAAATGACTCCATTGCTGTTTCTGAACACGTAACGGTTACTGCTGCTGGTGTCACTATTACACTTCCAACGGGTACTGACGGTGATACTGTACGAATTAGTGTAGGTAGTTTTACTGACACTGTTGTCACTAGTCCTCAAAACATCATGGCAAGCGCTTCAGATCTAACCATTAATATTGCTCTTAAAACTATTACCCTTATGTACGATAATAATCAAGATGGTGGTCTTAGTGTTGTTGGCTGGAGGATTATCTGATGAGTAACGTTTCACAATTTATTGGGTCAGGTTGGGTACCGCTTGAAACTATTGAACTTACTGGTGCTGTAACTACTGTAGATTTTGATTCAAACATTGATGATACCTTTAATAACTATGTTGTAACTAGTACACATACGGTATCAAGCAGTCAAAGTATTCGATGTCAATTAAAAAAAGATGACCCATCACCAATAATTACTTCCGGCTATAGATTTTTATCAACCGCCCCCAGCGCGGCTACTAACAGCACTACTGGTAACCAATCGTTAGCTATTATTGGTCAATATTCAGGTTCATTTATAGCATACTTTATGAATCTTAGGTCTAGTGATGCATTTAAATCAATAGTTAGCCAAATGACCGGGTACACTGGTTCGACTATGGTAATATCGAGTTACACTAACGCTTTGCTAGATGCAAGCATTATTAATGGTATTCAGATCTCTGTAAGTTCAGGTAACATCAATACTGGCAAATTCACCCTTTATGGAATCAAAGAGTTGTAATCATCTCAATCTAACGCTCTCTCTCTAACCAACCATGCTTACTATTCTCGGCATCAAGTTGAGCTATGAGACCCTTGTTTTCTTGGGTCTCTTTCTTGGCTCAGAACTTATCGGAGCATCCAAGCTTCGTGATAACAGTGTTGTACAACTCATTTTGAGTGGTATCAATGCTCTTAAACCACTTCGTCGTGAAGACGATCAAATTGACAAAATCAAAAAAATCTTTGAAGACTAATGCCTGTTTCTAC